TTTTTCTTTAGGTTCTTCTTTTTTAGGTTCTTTTTTAGGTTCTTCTTTAGGTTCTTCTTTAGGTTCTTCTTTAGGTTCTTTTTTAGTGTCAGGTATAAAACAAATTTCTGCAGTAATACTTACAATTTGTCCCGCATTTAAGCCACTATTTTTTTTATCTACATTATTATTAGTGAAAATAGTACCAGAAGTTATTTTAGGTTCAGTTTTAACATCATAACTAACACCTAACTTTACCCCTTCATCTGTTAATAAAGATTTTAACCCATCTAAAACATTTTTAGCTCTTTTTTCTGCTAACTGATTATTTTTAGTTTTATTACCACTAAATTTAGTATTTTTATATTTTTCATAATCTTTAGATTGTTTCCAAGGTTTGTAATCGTTACCAAAATCAGGTTCTATTTTACCCCCATAATAATTACTAGCACCTCCAAACAAATCTAATTTTTCTATTTTATATAAACCTTTTTGATTTCCAGTTTTTTCCTTAAAACTGTTTATTAATTTATTTGCAAACTTTTTAAGTGCATCAGAATTTTTTGTTACGTTTATAGGAAAACTACCACTATCTTTTACTAAAAAACACTTTCTATTTTCTTCTTGTTCAGTCAACAAAAAAGTGTCACCTAAATTGTGGTTTATCAAATTCTTTATTTTATTTATTTCTTCACTTAACGTATTCATAAAATATGTATTATAAATATAAATATAAATAATTTATGGAAAACTGTTGAATTATTTGTCAATTTAATAAAATATCCATATATTTGTAATATAAAAAATAAATTTGTTATAAAACAAAAAAGTCACCTTACGATGACTTTCTAATTTCTTCACTACCTCTTTGATGTTTTGGTTCGTATGGACAATGTAAACAACCATTACCACAACACCTTCCCCTTCTTTTATGATATGATTCTGTCATAACCATTCTACCATTACTATCATAATAGTAATCAGAAGGAAGGAGTTTGTTTCCAAACTCCCTCACATATAATTGTTGTACCCAATCGTTTGATGCGTTTATTCTCATAACTATACGATTTCACAAGCTCCACCTGCACAAGCAACTTCACCAGATAGATCAGTATTATCTTGTAATTCTACAATTTTACTTAAATCAACAGTACTTAGTGATTTCATCATTGATTCATATTTTTCTATATCACAATCTTCAAATGGTGCTTGTTGGTATGTTCCTCCATTATATGGTAAAACAGATAAACCATTATAGTGTTCTCTATTATCCCACATCCAGTTACCAGCAAGTTCCCAATCTTCTTCTTTTAATGAAACTGTCGCAGATACGTTATGTGTATTTTGTCCACCTCTATGTCCAAATTTAATCCATTCCTTAGAAACTCTCTTAACTCTATCTAATAACTCAAAAGGTGATTCATATCTTAAAATAGAACCTTCTGGTGATTTTTGTGGAATAGAGATAACTGCAGTATCATGTGGGCGGAATACTTCGTCCTCAACTAATTCTGGGTGATTTATAGAAAGGTATGTATAAATTGCTTCATTTTTACCAACTCTAATTCTTCTAATATAGAAGTCATTATGCCAAGCATGAATTCCAGAAGATGTCCCTAAAACCAATGATGATGTACCCGATGGTTTTACTGTAGTAGTTCTAGCCGCTTTATTAATACCAATTAAATTAGCAACTCTTTCATTCTCTTCTTTTACTGCTTTAGCTGCAGATTTCATATCATAACCTAATACTACACCAGATCCAATACCTGTCATTCCAACACCAATCAATGCATCTTTTTGTGTCGTTCTTTTCCACACATCTCTTAGATAATGGAAGTCAGTGTAACCTGCCTGTAATGTTCCAATAAACGCAGCACCTTTAACTCTTTTTTCAAAATCTTCTTGTGACTCAATATCTGAAGCATTTACTTCACATAAGTTACAGAACTGATAAGGTCTTAAACCTATCTCACAACAAGGGTTAGTACCCCAATCTTTGTCATTTGAGAAATAAATTCCTGGTTCACCAGCACCACTCAATTCAATTCTTTTCCACAAATCTAAGAAAAATTCTTTAGTTACTTTGTGTCTTAATAATACTGCTGAATTATTAGCTCTACCTCTTTGTGGGTTAAGTTCCCACCAAGATCCTGATTTACAAGATATCATTTCATTGTCATCTGCACTAAATAAACTAATTAATGCTGCCCTACGAATACCACCTGCGAGAACTGCATCTGCAATATGACAAACCATATCGTGTACTTCAATAGGTGATAACTTATCACCATCTGTTTTAGCGTCTAACACTTTCTTAATATTGTGAATACAATCTTTTAGTGGTTGAGGTCCTGGTGCCTTACCACCTGATGTCACTAACAATGCACCTTTTTGTCTAATATCTGAAAAATCAAATATTGGTGTTGATGTTTTAACACCGAAATAAGATTCTACTAATACTTTAATTGCGTCTGCCCATCCTTCGATTGAATCTCCTATCAAATATCTTCTACTTCTCTTAGGATTTGGTTTTCTAATTTCGGGTAATGTGTCAACATGATGTTTTTGTACAGAAAAACCTACACCCGTACCCCCTAACAATAAAAACATTGTTTCAGAAAATGCGTCAACGTGATCAATAGGTAAGTATGCACAATTATATACTCTATTTGGTGAAATTTCAATTGGTTTCCCACCGAATTGTAAACTTCTCATAGATGGTAATATTTTCTTTTCATATACCATCTTATAAACTTCTTCTATCTCATCCTTAATTTTAGGATACTTCTTTTGGTGCATTTCTTTATTTCTACTTACTAATTCTTCCCAAGTCTCTCTTCTATTTTTGTTTGGAAGATATTTAGCGTACTTCATATACACCGTAATATCTGATAAAATTTTGTTTGATAACTCCATATTTTTTAATTTTTTACTTTTTTTTAGAGAAAAGAATCCCTTAATGATTTAACTTATAAACCATAAAATTCTTTTTCCTAAAATGATTGATTATTATTTTTCGAACTTCTCTTCTTCTCTAACGTTTTACTAATGAAATCTGAATCCTTTTTCTTCTGTCCTTTTTCGTGTTGTAAAAGTGTTACATCTGTACTTTCACTAGTATCAATAACTAACGTACCATTGTCAAAAACAATGTCATCGAATACTACTCCGTCCCTACCAAAACGTGATTTAAGAATGGCTAATGTTGCTCTCCCTTCTTCTTTCTGATCTAAAGTTTTAGCAACTGACAATATAAAGTGTCCTATTTGTCCTTTTTTAATTGAACCTCCCATCATATTAGCTTCTACCAAATCTGCACCAATAGCACTTCTGTTACCTTGTACCGCAGTCCAACCAGCAACATCTAATTCTGCTAACATAGTTTCGAATTGTCTCATAACATTTCCTTCTCCACTATATTCATCTTTAAATTGTTTTGTTGGTTGAATACAATCAATGTAGTCAACAAATACGACATCAGGTTTAATACCAGATGAAATTAGTTTACGTAGATATTGTTTAATGTGTGGAATTGTAGTACCATCACTAGACATTTTTTTAAGTATCAAATTACCTTCTAATTCTTGAAATCTAGGGATAATTTCTTTTACTTCTTCTCTTCTATCACCTAATTCACTTAAATTAATCTCAGTAAAACATGTTAAGTGTTTTCTTTGAATTACTTTAACGTTGTCTTCAAAGAAAATCTGTACCACATTTTTCCCTTCTAAATACGCAGTGTTCGCCATTCTAGTTATCAATGTAGTTTTACCCACACCAAATGCTGCTAAAATAACTCCTAATTCACCTTTTGATAATCCACCACCCATAAGATTATCAATCCCAACTAAACCAGTTGCAATAGGATCTCTAAAATCGTCAGCTAAAACTTCTTCAATTGCATGAAAAATATCCACACCCTCATCTTTTTCAGTACCAACAGATATTGCCTGTTTAACTAATTCTTCACACTCATCATATCTATCAAAATCTCCAATATCTAGAATTTTTTGGATTTTCTGAGTAGCCTTCTTAAGTTCTTGTTGTTTGCAGAACTTAATGGCAACATCTTGTGTATGTAAACAGTCTTTATTGTCAGATTCTCTAACTTCCTTAATAAGTTCAGTTGCGGATTCTCTAGCTATTTCTCTCCTAACTTCACTTTTAATTATGTTAAAAATGGTTTCGTAAGACGGAATTGTCTCATATTTTTCATAGTAATCTTTCAAACTAGCAACAATTAATCTCATATATTCGTTGTCGAAATAATTTGGATCAACTATTGATACGATACTTTCTGAAAACTTATGATCTTCTACTAATTGTTTAACTAATTTAACCTGAAAACTATATCCTAAATAACCTAAATTTAAACTCTCATTTTTCGCCATTCTTTTTCTGATTTTAGTTATTAATAAATATACCGTCTAGCTGGTAACCGCACAAATTTTTTGTATAATTTTTTTGACTTAACCCCTGTTGCAAATAATCAATGATTTTTGGTATAATTTTTCTTATATCAACATCATATCTTACATTAGGTGGGTAATCATTACCACTAAAAATCCTTTCACAAACCACTCTTCCTCTGACTTTAATTTGTAAAGTAAAAAAGTCTTCGTTTTCATAAATGTCAATTGGTTCAGTCTGTTCCTCTGTACTAGTTACAAAGTAGTTGTAATACCTATCCATATAATTGTATGTTTTATTTTTAAAATAGTTTTGTATTAGTCCAACTGTATAGTCTATAGTTTCTTTTAATTCATATGATTTTAATGATTCTCTATTAAAATTGTTTATTGGAAAGTTTCTTCCAACAATAGGGTTCCGTTGATTAAAAACAGAAATTCGTA